ACGTAGCCATCTTCGCTTCTATATTGTCATAGTCACGCTTTGCTTTTGCCTGAGCATCGCCATCGCCTCTTTCACCTGCCAATTCACCTTGCTTCTGAAAGTCTTTCTTTGCTTTACGTAAATCCATATATTCAATATCAAGCAAGGCTTCTTCAATAGCATCCACTACTCTTGGCTTTTCTATTAACTCTTCAGCCAATTCAGATGCAGCCTTCGGATTGCTCTCTAATTTCTTTCTCGCAGTATCCATTGTTTCCTGATTAGATATTTTGTCAGGAGTAGGAATAGGGTCTCTGCCTTCAACTTCCCTCACCCTTTCTACTTCAGCCTTTTTAACACCAGTAACTATAGGGTCGTCAAGAACTAACCTCTCAGGAAGCTCTATTGGAACTTCGCTAACTCCTTTAGGTTTTTCAACTCTCCCTGTTTCTGCATCCCTAACAGGCGCAGGTTTAACAACCTCTGGCTTGGCTGGTTCAACAGGCGGTCTTTCAGGTTTAATTTCTAAAGATATATCTGGCGTCACTTCTTGAGCAGGCAGTATTTCAGGTTTCTCTTTAAGGGGTAGAATTTCCTCCTTAACTTCTTCTACCTTTATTTCTCCCTTAATTTCTGTCTCAGGAAATTTAAGTTCCTCTATTGCTTTTTGTTGTTCAGGAGTCACCTTGCCTGTCGCCTCAACTTCTTCCGCTATCTTCTGAGCTTTTTGCAATTCCTCTGCGGTCTCTTTTAACACTTTCTTATTTTCAAGTATCTCCTTACCCTTAGCCTTAGCTATACTCATTAATTTAATCTGACCAAATGGAAGGATAGACTTGAATGCTTTATTAGCTTCAGGGTGCTTCTCAGGGTCAAACATAAAGTCAGCAAGTTTATTCGCAGGCTCAAACAATATCTCAAAACCTTTACTTATGACCTGCTGCACTTCGTTAGCTTCTTTGGAATCAAGTTCTAAAGTTATTAATTCAGAGGCCTCCTCTATTGCATCCAATCCTTTCTTCGTGCCTTTAATCATTGCGTTGGGGTCTTGTGGGTTATCTTGCGCATCCTGCAAGCCAAGAGTCATGCTGCGCAGCATAGTCCACGCACCTTGAAGAATAAAGTTGCCAGCACCGATAGCTAAGTTAGCTCCTATTTTTGCAGTGTCAGCTACGGTATCAATGGCTGCATTGTTTATGGAGTCAAGAGTAGATTGAACGCTCTCAAGGGTTGCGGTTAATCCTTCTTCGTCTTGACCTTGAAAACGATTGTGTATTTGTTCCGCAGCAGCGTTGGCAGCTTCTACGCTATCGAACTTTCCTAAATGCTCCCCTGTTTCCTTGAAATGTCCAATAGCCTCTTCATCACTAACTATCTTTCCATTAACTACCGTAGGGATTAAAACTTCAACGCCATCGAAATTAAAAGATTTTGACAGCTCTGTGCTAACAGTTCCATCTGCATTTTTAACAACAGGTCTATTTGATAAGTCAATATTACCTTTTTCTGTTTGACCTTCAAATACAGGTTCTTCAGGTGTGGGAGCTAAAGTTTCATCTTCAGGAGTTGGAGTTACGGGAGGTACTGCTTCAGGAACATCCCTTTGGGAAAGGAACTCAGCTATCTCAGAATCAGTTACACCTTCAGCCTTCGCTGCTTCGACATCAAAATTGTGTTTGTCAGCAAGGAATAAGGCTATATCACTATCTTCCTCCTCCTCCCTTGCCGCTTGGAGGTCAAAAAAAGCCATTTTATTTCCTAATAAATCTACTTAAATTAGAAGAAAGTCCAGTTAACTCTTCTTGCGCAGCTTTTAATTCTGCCTGCAAATCTTTTATTTCATCTATTTCTTTTTGACTAAAACCCAAAAAACCACCTGCTTTAAGTGGCTTGCCTTTTGGGTTCAAATCTCTAAGGTCATTTTTAATCTGACTTATTACTCCAGAAATCTCAGTTTTTCTCTTGCTTTCACTTATTTTTTCTTTTCTAACTAACCTTTCTTCTCTTTTAACATCTCTCTTTTCTTTTCTCTTCAGCCTATCTTCCTGCCTTGTCAACCTTGCTTCCGATTCTTTTGTTTCCTCTTTCTTAACTCTTAATTGCCTTTTTTCTTTTGTCTCAAACTTAAAATCTTTTGGCAAGCCTTCCAGTTCGGTTTCAACAAGAGATATGACATCATCGTTTTTCGATTTAAAAGCCTGTATTCTTACAGCTCCCAAAGCATCTTTTACTTTTTTCTTCAATTCGTTTCTCTCTAAAGTGCCGAGAAGGAAAGAACCGTCTTTGCTTTTTTCATTTAGAAGTGAAGCGTTGTTTTTAATAGCATTTATTCTTCCAACGAAAAACGTAGAAAGAGCCTCGTCATCTAATGTTTTCTGTTTAGCCAATGCTTTCTGTTTTTTTGCGTCATTAAATATTCCAAAAGTATTTTCTAATTGAGAAATAGTTATATCAAACTCGCCTTTTCTTCCAAGATTGCTAATCAATGGCTCAACCGATAAGTAGGCTTCCCTTGCTCCATCCTCATCTCCTTTGCCAGCAGCTTTCATTGCCTTTGACAGCCCTGTCTCTATCTTCTGAGTATTAACGGGGTCTGCTTTTGTTCCACTCGACATCAAGTTAAGAAATTTCTTCATTTCAGGGTCTTGTTCATTTTTAGCCGCATCCGCATAAGTGTCTGACTTCCTTGTCCTCCCCTCCATGCCAGCTATTGCCGTTAACTTTTGACCAAAAAGTTTTATCTTTTTTGATTGTTCAGCTCTCTGTTTCGCCCTTTCATCTTCTTCTTTGTTTGATTTTATTGACCTGCCTGCTGCAAATCCTTGAGCAAGGTTGGCTCCGAATGAGCCTGCGCCAATTCCTATGTTCCCAAAATCAACCATCATGTCCTCCTATAATGTATGGTCTCTTATTAAAAGCACCCAATCCAGCAGCAAGCCCTAATCCGCTACCAGCAGCACCAAACAGGCTACTGAATAATCCAGTCGTATTCGCAGCACCAGCCTGATTAGCAGCGAACTGACCTTCCCTATTAAACTGGAACGGTTGCAATGCACTTGAGAATCCTTGCTGCAACTGGCCTCCTAATTGCCCTGACAGCCCAAATCCAAAACTACCAGCAGATTGTAAAGCTCCAGTAGCCTGACCAAAAGGATTCTGAACAGCAGGAGCAGAGAACGCCTGACCGAGACCAACTCCACCAAGCTGTTGCTGAGGCAGTATAGCACCAGTATTAAATGCTGCAAGTCCTGTCCTACTGGCAGCGAGTCCTGACTGAACCTGCGCTCCCTGTAACAGTAAGCTCTGACCTGTGGTTATTTCTCCACGCCTTTCAGCATCCTCAATAGCGTCAAAGCGCCTTCTTAAACTATCAAGCTGTTGTATGCCTGCTGTACTCTTAGAAGTCGCAGACTCTAAAGTATCGCCCTCAATCCGAATACCCTGAGCAGCAGCCTGTTCTTTTAATAGAGCGAATTGTTTTTCTTTATTTGCCTGAGTCGCTTCGGATACTGGAAGCTCACCCTTTAATGCCTTCTCAACCCTCTCGGCCTGCAATATGCCAAGCTCTTCAACCTTCTGCTCAAGAGCAGTAGGCTCTGCATTGATAGCAGCATCAAGTAAATCCAATTGTTTCTCAGCAATACCGACTTGCTTCTCTTGTAACGTCTGACCGAGAACAGCCTGAGTTCTCTGGAACTCCAAAGACTCTTGAGCAAAGTCTAACTGAGTCGTCTGCACTGACAATAGCTGTTTATTAAATTCATTCTGTGCGTCAAAACTTTCAGAGAACGCATCTAATTGCCTGCGCTGCAATTCAATAGCCTGCTGACCAGCTTCTATCTGCTGAGACTGAAGTTCCTGTAGCCTCTGAATATCAGCAGCCTGTGGAGCTAAAGCAGCTAACTGCTCTCTCGTTGCCGCAGCTTCAGAAATCTGCTGGCGCATCAATTCGTTTTGAATCGTTAGAGCTTCCGCCTGTTGAGCCTGAATGTCTAATTCTTGCTGTGTGGGTTCTGGAAAACTCGGTGAACTACCCATTCTGTACCTCCACTAAAGTAAACTGATGCCCGTCATGTTTTGCGTAAGGTGTTTTCTTAAAGTAATAACTTATAATCTTTTGTAAATACTTTTTATCAGTCGGACAATTTATAAGAAATCGTTTTGCCTTCAATGCTCTTATAGCCTCTACCAGAGCAGATGTCAATGTTCTTGCGAGTTTCATTGTACGATATTTTTTCTTCGTACAAAAATGAAGTAACGCTGGATAACCATGTTCTATTGTAGTCTTTAAAGTGAAGAACCCTTTTATAATTCCATCCTCTACGAGAACGTGAGTTCTATTTTGATTAAAAGTATGGTCTCCCATATTGATACCCTCTTCTATCAGCATCATTGTTAATGTTTTATAATCTGTCGCAAGATTGTATGGCCTTATCACTTCTCACATTCTTTTAAAGTTTCTAAAATGATTACCTGTCGTTCTGTTTCTGAAATTCTCTGCCATTGTCTTTTATTAGATTCCTTTATTTCTTTCTTTTCTTCAGCAACGTTAGCGAGATACCATTTCAAAGTCCCTCCCATCATAAGAAGGACAGCCATTAAGAGACCGCCGATAATGCTGAGATAAAGCCTGTCATTACTTTTTGCCATTATTGCCAGCAGCCCAAAGTAAATGCTCGTTCAACCTATCCGAGACCTCTTCTATATCTCTTGTGTTGCGAATTACATCATTAGTGAGTTCTTTCCCTTGAGTACTAGTAAATCTGTCAGCCATTACTTTTTCAAGGTTTTCTAATTTGATTTCTATTTTTGCTAATTTTATATTTGTGTTGTAAACACCAATTACTCCACTAACCAAAAGCAAAGTAAACACTCCAACTATAAATTTATAAAAAACTGGAGTGCCTAACCTTCCATTTTCATTAGCCATTATTTCCCCTTGTCCTTGTTAAAGATAGAATCACAAGAATAACCAGCCATAGTGCAGGCAACCATCATCTTGCTCCAATCCATTGAAGCGTCATAAATCGTCAGAACCGACACAACCATTCCTATAAGTGCTGTGATGGTGTATCTCGCATTGTCGGTAAAGTAATCTACAATTGCTGTACCTGATTCTTTTTTAACTTTCTTTTTAAGAATGTGAGCAACCATTCCCATTGAACCTGCCAACATAGCCCATATCATAGGGTACTGCATGAATATTTTTTCCATTTTATTCTCCTTTCATTAAACGGTTAATACATCTAATGTCATATCGCCGACAAGTTGAACTTCTGACTTATTTGGCAATCGTTGTATTTTGTAAACTCCAACTACGGTTGGCGTGAACTGCCTAACAGCAACTCCATTCACAAAAGTAAACTTCGGTCTAATCAATGCTCCTTCCGCAGTTACGATTGAGATGTTCCTTGAACCATTAAAACCTGCCTGCCTCACGCCATCAGGATATTTATTAGTTTTTGCTTCTATAGAAACAGTAACTTCACCGCCTAAGTTCACTTCTGGTTTTCCGTTTACCTTTGGAGTTATAGTAATTACACCAACTTTAGGTGGAGCTTTTTTTGTAAATGAGTTTCCTCCATTATGAGTCGCTCCCATCTGGCAAGCAGGAATATCCTCTACATCCATAAATCCAACAGGAGCAGTTCCTTCTTCCCACATACTAATATTTTTTACTTTACCAGCAACTATTTCTGCATATTTTTTTACAGCCATATTTCCTCCTATTCAAACCAAGTTATTCTACAAAATCCTGAACCACCTGCTCCAGCCGTTCCGTTAGCTCCTCCTCCACCACCTCCAGAATTTGCTGCTCCACTTGAAGCCGCAGTTGCATGACCTGCTCCACCATCTCCGTAAGAACCACCACCTCCAGCACCAGTAGCTGCTACTCCACCTTTACCAAATCCCGTGCAATTTCCGCCCACCTGATAGGCATATGCACAACCACCATAAGCACCGCCTGAACTACCAGCAGGAATAAATAATCCTGTTGCTGCTGAAGTAGGATATGGTTCGGCACCTAATCTATTATACCCTCCACCAGCACCACCATCAGCTGATGTTGATGCTCCACCTTCTCCACCTAAAGCTGTTAATGGGGTATCTCCGCCAGCATGAGTAACAGTAGAATCTCCACCATTTCCACCACTACCAGAAACACCAGCAGCACCAGCAGCACCTATTGTCACAACAGCATTACCAGTAACATTTAATTTTTGGGCTACAACTTGTCCTCCACCTCCTCCAGTAGGAGCTGAGGCATCATCTTCTCCACCACCACCTCCTCCGACAAGGAGGACTTCGATTACATTGACACCCGAAGGGCGTGTCCATGTTCCAGAAGCAGTAAATTCTTGATATTTCTGTTGCATCTTAATGTTGCTCATAAATTTCTCCTATATAATTTGAACATTAGTTCCATCAGATATAAGCGCAAAAGCATTACCTGCCAATGTGTCTGTTACTGTTGCACTACCATCTATGGTTTCAGCAGCATTACCATCTATAGTTAAAGTATTTCCAGCAGTAACATGCTTAACTATTATTACTTTCCCATCATTCGTACTGGCAGCAGGTAATGTTATAGTAAAACTACCACCAGATGTATCACATAAAACTAACTCTCCCCATGATGCCGTATAGTTTGCTGTTTTAGATACAACTGTATCTATATCACCACCTGAAGCAGCAGGTATAGCTTCATAATCTACACTACCATCAGCCTGTCTTGTTAGAACATCTCCATCACTATGACCTGTTGATGTTATAAGAGCCATAGTACCAGAACCAGTACCAGCAACAATGTCTCCTATCGCAACAGCAGCAAGGCTAAATTCTAATCCTCCAACTTCATGCGTTAAAAAGCCAGCAGCTCCAGCAGTTAACGCACCTGCACGAATAGCCATAGTTCCAGCACCAGTACCAACCAGCATTCCGCCATCAGCTATTGCTGAAATATCAGCTTCAATTCCACCTCTCTCATGGATTAACACTCCCGTAGAATTAGTCAGAAGGGTTATCGCTACAGGGTCGGTTGCACCATCTCCAACAACGATAGAGCCGTCAGCAAGAACGCCAAGAGCAGTAATAGCTCCCACTCCTGAGCCTATCAATATTCCACCGTCAGTAAGAGTCGCTGCTCCAGTTCCTCCAGCAGAAGGGTTTAAAGTTCCAGTTGAAGAACTGAAAGCAGCGTAGGTTACAGGGTCGGTAGTGCCATCACCAATTACAATTGCGCCATCTGTGGTTAAGGCTAAAGCGGTAACAGCAGAAGTTCCTGAGCCGAGCATTAATGCTCCGTCAGTTATTGAGCTTAATCCAGTTCCGCCATTTGCTACAGATAAAACGCCAGAGCTTGCATCTGACCTGCTTATAGAAATCATCCTCCAAGTTCCTGCTCCGTATTCATAAAGACAAACAACGTCTCCTGCGGCAAGCTGGATGTCGGAGTCGTCAGGTAAATCCATGTTGGTGCTATCATGTTTTAAATTTGGAGTTCCTGCAATTACCAACCAGACCATGTAGCCAGTTCCCTTTGTAGCTATGGTCTGTATCTCTGTGTTTCCTGTTATCGGAAATATGTTTCCTGCTGGAAGCGTTAGGGCGTTGGCTGCTGCTGTGGATGAACCAACTGTAGGATTGAAATATCCTGTGGCATCGTGAGACAATGCTAATGCCGTATCCAGAGCAACATCATTTGCAAGCAGGTTCGTGTTCTCGGTATTTAATCTTGCAGCAGTTATAACCGTTACATTGGCTACCCATGTTGTGTTCGCTGTTGTATTACTGATGTAAGTTGCCATTCTATCCTCCTATTGAGCCTGTGATGTTATACTCGGTGTCGGTCTCCTCCCAAGAGGTTTAGCGTCTATTTGCGCTGATGTTACATAAAAATCATCCCCAACAGTAGCATTTGAAAAGTTTATTCCTAACCTTCGAGCTGGTTGACCTAAATCTAATATTGCTTCCATGTGGTAGTTATCACCACCAACAGTAACTAAGTCAACAATAGCGTCAGGGTCATCAACCTTTAATGCAAGCCCTATGAAACTTACTGACTGAACAGCTTGACCAATTCCATCTGCGTTCCATGCAAGCTGCAACGTCTCATCGTCATCAGCAGAAGAGGTAAAACCTGTAAAAACTATTCGCTTCCACATCTTCATGGCTACGTTGTCACCAAATCCAGAAGTCGGCAATATAGACTTTCCAGAATAAGAATTTCCGTTATCACCATAAGTTGTCTGGTTTAAATCCCATACAAAGCCAGTTGAGTTTGCGCCTGTCCTTACACGATAATCACCAGCAGCGACCTTTATTAAAGCAGATACAGATGCGTCATATCCGCAATCAAAGTCCGCATTCTGAAATGGCGCTCCCCATGCTTGGTCAACAGGTCTATCTATAAAATAAGGCAAACAGACATCAACTGCTGTTGAACCAGACCTGACCATGAAAACCAATACTGCCCGAATCTTCGGGTCATATTCCATGTGGAATTTAGCAATCTGAGTTAAGTCAATATTCTCTCTAATCCACCTGTCTATAGAAGCTGGAGCTGTTATGCTTGAGGCTTTATAATCACCTTTTGCATTTACAGTTACGAGTGAATAAATCTCACCGTCATCCATCATTATAATCATGTCATTCGGAGTTCTCGCCATTACACGCCAGTGAGCCGCACCAGCTTTAAACTGTGCTTCAGTAAAACCCCATGTTGACTTATCTGCATTTGAATCCTGTAAAATATAAGTATGTCTGTTTGTCGTGACAAATAAGCTGTCACCAAATTCAAACATCGCAGTTAAACTGCCACCTTCTCTTGATGCAAATACATTGTCGGTATCAGAAATAAAACCATTCGTAGCACCCCAATCGTCAGCATCAAATATCTTGCTTGCGAATATTTTATTATTAGTTGTCCATGTCCACATCCTCTGAGATAACCCTCGACCATGAACAACCAACTGCTGAGGGAATAATGAGTCTGTCGCCCAATCAGGAGCTAACGTAGTTACGTTTGATGTGCTACCAGCAGCACCATCCCATGTCTGCAACGTAGAACCTCCATCTGTTATGACTAACAAATCGTTCATGTCGGCCATGTCACCATACTTTGTAGTGGAGAGACCCGTCTTTAATGTCGTGGTAAAATCTTTATATAGCTTTCCATCATTACCCAACATCATCAAGAACTGAGTGGCAGTGGTTAGAATAAAATCATAGAGACGCATCAACTGAGGTGTTCCTGAGATTTCACTGGAATTTACATGGGCTGTTCCGCCACGCTTCCTTCTGCCTCCATCCTGAAGCGTAATATTAAGAGACCCATCAATCATTGAACTCGGAGGTATCCCGTCAAAGTTCGGATTATGATTGAATCCGCCAACGTTCAAATCTATTTCAACTGTTCCGCCTTGATAGCCCATTAGTAATCCACCACTGAAACTCCAATATTGCTCAAATCCATACCGTATTGTTCACGCACAATCATAGCGTTCAAATCACCACGATATTTTTGAGCTTCTTGAGTTTGCCTGTTGTCATCCAAATGCTCTAATGTTTTATACTTAACGCCCTGAATAAATAAACTCCTCCACCTGCGATATAATGTAGTCATTAATGTAGAGGCCAAGTCTACACGGGTAAGGTCAGCAAAATACTTATGCCTGATACCGTATCCATTGGTGTCTGAGGCAGAGCGAAAAGGAGTTGGAAATAAAATAAACTCTCCATTATCATCATCTCCTATCGGGAAGAAATGAGTAGGTTCTCCACGCTCAGGCGCACTCCTACCAGTGTCATGTTGCCATACAGGTGTCTGCCGAAGGTCAACATACTTATCGACAATCATGTAAACAGAATCGGTACTCGGAGCTGTCCAAGCGACACTGACTGTTACAACCTGAGTGGAAGCTACGAAGCCGCTTATCTGTCCTATCTGAGCGCTACCCGTACCAGACAAAATCATTATTTCTTTTCCTATCAGGTCGGTAGCTGTATTGCCAGAGGCAAGGGTTATAGTTGTGGTTGTTCCTGCTTGAGCCGTTCCAGTAGTTCCGCCTGTCATCAGCGTCATGGATAGCTCTGAGGAAAAATCTGTGGGGTAGGAGTATTTTTCAACTCCATTGGTAGTTACTGCAAAAGAGGTAGTATAAAGGGATTTAAGTTTCTTAGAGAGATTCCAAATATCGTTTTTTAT